TCAAATAACCAGCTTAACCCATTCCTGACCTCGAGTATCGTTATAGCGATCGGTGGTTGCCTGGACTTTATGTCCTAGTAATGTTTTTGTATCGATACCCTGTGCACGGTACAGCCGTTCTGATAGAGAGCGTTGTTCATGAAATGTTGGCGGAGTTTTTCCTGCTGGTGGAATTATCCCAGCCAGATCCCGTGCTTTGGCAAAGTAGTCGCTCAGGTTGTCTTTACTCATCGGCTTCGGTTGTTTCTGGTGCCGACTATGGATTAGATATGGACTTAATATTCTGTCTCGGCACCCATCAATAACTTCTTTTAACGTTATCCCAATGGCATCACAGCGTAGTGTAAGCGGTAACGCCAGACGCATTCCGGTTTTTCCCTGGGTGATATGCAAGTGTTCGTTCCACACATCTGAAAAACGCATGTGGCAAATGTCATCACGGCGCTGACCAGTAACAATCGCAAGAAGCATTGCGTTACGGATAAAGTGTTTTTCAGGCGTTGCATTGTAAATTTTTTGCCAGTCTTCCATGGTGAGCCTGGCTCTGGTTACTTTAGGGATCGGTTTACGGGTAGCCTCCGGAGGATTCCATCCAGGAGGAACTTCCCCTGCATGCTGTGCTTCTTTATAAATATCAACCCATAATCCACGATTTACTCTCGCTGTGCTGACCATGTCTTTATCCAGCCACTCATCCAGTATTAATGCAAAGTCTCTTACTTCCAGTTCTTTCAATGGGTGGTTTCCCAGACGGGAAACCAGGTATGCAGCCATTCGAGTTTTTTCTTTGTGAGTTGTAGCTGCAATATCTCCATTTTTCAGTCGCGTGTCCTGTATTTTCAGATATCGATCAACCCATGCCTTTAATCTGATACCCCGACGTTTTGTTGCTGACGGACTTTCATCAATTTTGCGCATGAAATATTCAGCTTCTGCTGCAGCTATTCGCTGATTGGCTGTGGAAGCGATTTTTTCTGCCTTACCTTTGTCTGTTCCGAGTCCGTGAAATTTTCCAGTCACAGGATTTTTATACTGGTAGTAAACTCTGCCAGTTCTGCGATCAAACTTTTCGTAAAGACCGGCTACGTCAGTGCTGTTTTTTCGTGGCCTCGGTGACATGAGTTAAAATCTCCTTCAGTGCATCATCATCGCCAGTATGAATTTCCGGCGCAATTCCCGTTTCACCAGGCCCAACAAATACTGCTCGGCGATCTATCAGCCAACGCCCACGAATTTTTTGTGGTCTTGGAACGATGTATCCTAGTTTTCCGTATTTCACCAGGGTAGTGTTTGTTATTGGGAGACTGAACCGTTTTGGTTTCCACTCGTCGAGCGTTATCAGGTACTGTTCGCTCATGGCTATCACTCCGGAACGCGCCAGTTGCAGAATATCAACGACAACTGGCGACGGTTGAACATTAAAAATCAGCCTGACTCGGGATCAGTTTTTGCCAGATAGCTGAAACGTATTTTGCCTGGTAACGGGCGTCATCAAGTGCATTATGGCGCTCACCTTCGAATGGAATAGCCGTTCTGGCATCGAAGTCTATGGCTTTCCCCAGCCCAACGATTGTGCGTACATCGCGATCGTTGTAGTAACGCCACGGGCAGGGGATCCCCTGCCGTTCGTATGAACGGCGCAAAATCGTGTTGTCGAAGTTGGCTCCATTTCCCCAGACCTGAACAAAAAATTCACCGGAGTTTTCGTCGATAAATTCCCGCAATTGTAACAGTGCATCATCTAACGGGATTTCATCGGTCATAATGGCAGATTGCGCTTCGCGTGATTGCTTAAGCCACCATTTAATGGTGTCCCGATCAATGACTCCGCCAGCAGTTTCCAGATCGATAGTCTTACTAAATTCCGGTCCCATATCTCCGGTTTGCGGATCGAAAAATATTGCACCTATTGAGATGATCGGGGCATCAGGATTTTTTCCCATGGTTTCAAGGTCGATCATTAGATGGTCACACGTCCTGCTGGTGGATGTGATAACGTGATGACCGTTCACCGTAATTAAGGGATCTGCCGTCTCGCCAGTTTCACTATCGCTGGCGTGGTCCTGAGCGCTGCCAGCATTCTCCTTGTGTGGATGTTCAGCGCCTTCCATTTTCTCCGGATCATCTTCCTGAACTTCAACCTGATACTCTTCATCGAATGTTTCCTGGTATGTTGCGTCGCCCATCACCGCGCCACAATCAGGGCAGTTGCCGCCGCCGGTCTGACCGCAGGCGGTGCAGACTTTTTCCGGTTCCTGTTGCGCTACTGGTTCAGGTTGTTTCGTTTCTGGCTCGTTTTGTAACGCATTTGGGCTGTTTTGTTCCGCTTTCTGGCCGTTCTTTTCCGTTTCTTGCTGGTTCTGATTCACTGAATCGCGGGTTTCAATCCCCTTCACCCATTTCGGATCATTCGGGTCGCTAATCCCTGCAACAAATTCACCACGTGATACAGCAAGCAACTTATTGGCGTCAGGCTGGCTGATATTGGCTGCCTGCATAATTTTGTTTACTTCGTCAGCGGTAACTTTTACCGGCTCTGGTTGTGCGATCGTGTCAGATACACCAGTATTTTGTTGTGAACCTGAGTATGTACTGTTTTTGCGGGCGAAATATTCTTCTTTCGTGATTTCAGTAGCCCCGGCAGCCAGCGCCTTATCCAGACCAGAAAGTTTGTTTGCGCGACCGTATTTTTCGCCATCCTTGTCGGTGAAGAGGAAGTAGAACGGCCCCTCACGCTCTACAGATGGTTCGACTTCCACTTTGCATTCGGTTTTTTCGTTGTCCGGAATTGCCGTTTCCACTGCATCAGTTTCTGGTACTGGCGACGAGAGAGTATCAGTTGCGCTCTGATTTCTTCCTTCATCTTCAAACACGCCCTTTGTAGTCAGGTATTCAGTAATGTATTTGTTCAGTGCCACAGGGTCTTTGTGAATGTCGATCGGACGTTCACGGACAAGGCCAAAAATAGTCTGGCGGTCGTAGCGAAGGGCATCAGGCTGTTTGCGCATTGATGCCGAGATACGCTTCCAGTCTTCGCGGTCGTTGTCGATAACTTCATTTTTTGCCCAGCGATGGATGCTGCCGTCAATGTTTCCGGCATCCACATCACCAGGCCAGAGAGCGTAGGCCAGTTCGTCATCCAGTGTTTTCCATGTCTGCTTGTATTCGCGATGAATGGCAGCAATGACCGGGCTGATTTTTCCTGTTGAATTTTCACTGTGCTGTTGATTGGTTCTGGCGCGGGCGAGATCAACAACAGACGTGTATTTTCCGGTTTCCTTGCGTTCACCTTCGCGACGTTTTTTCCAGATGCGCATCTCTGCCTGAATTTCGGGCCATTTGGCACCAGGCTTACATTTATGCTTAACCCACCCGATGGCATGCAGCTTAAGCTCCGGATACATGGCGTTAACTTCTGGCATTTTCATCAACGCTTCAACGATATGTCCGTCGAATGTTGCCATGTCTTCCTGCAACAATTCCTGTGCGCTAATAACCATATCAACGGTGATGTTTTCACATGTGTCGAACTTAACCAGGACCGCGTTCTGTACTTCAAGGGACAGCTTGTCAAAATTGACGTTCATCGGATCGGATTCTGATTCGACCGGAATAAAGGAAGCGGATTCCTCATCCCAGCGGTTTTCCTGCATATATTCAGCATCCCAGGAATCGAGGGCAGGGCGGGGTATACCGGGTTTATCCTCGCAGACAAGAAATTTATAAGCGCAGTCCTGAGCAGCCGGATAATGTTCCAGGAATTGCCAGTGAAATTTTGCGCGGGCGCGACGTTCATCACCGGCTTCAATGGCAGTGGCTACAGCGACGGCACCTTCTTCCTTTATTGCCTGTTCGTCCGGAATGGCGGCGCAAATAAAGACTTTACTCATTTTGTTTTAACCTCATTACAGATTTCAGGGTGAACGAATCCCTGCCATTGCTGGCATTTTTAATCCGTTGGTATGGCGTTAATATGGCTGGCGGGTTATCCAGCCGGTATTTCGTTATTCAGGTTCAGCGATACTTTTTTTAACGGGAGGCATTCACCGGGGATTTTTTGTTCGTCCCTTACCTGAATGCAGGATGACTTACTGTCATAAATTCCGGTAATCACATTTTGTGGCTCACCCGTTATAAGAAAAACGGTCATCACCAGTGCAAATGCTGAAGTCACTGCTGTTCTCCGATAATACCAAGTTCAAGAAGGGCAATTCTGGAAAGTATGGAATTATCATTGAGAAGATAAGGTTCATATTTTCTCATCTTAATGGCATCTTCCGTAAACTCCCGGTTACTGAGCAGAACACCAATATCAAAACAACCTTCAGACGTATTAACGTTTGGTAATAACGTTTCCATTATCGCGTCCTCAACAATGAATTTTGTGATGCGGTGCCTGGTGCCTCCAGGTGACGTTAACCAGTTAACAATTAACGCCGGATACAGAGAATCCACCCATAACACTGTTTTTGGTTTTAACTGTTCCGCGTGCGCTCAGCCGCATTCACCACATCACAAAATTCACTTTAAAAAGGGCGGCAGAGCAGTCACGGAGTAAAACTGATACCGCCAAAAGTCACCAGAAAATTGATAACAGAGGGCGTTGCAGCGGAGTTGTCACTTAAGCGTATGGTCAACCTGACAACCCGGTGTCCTCAACGGGGGAAGGAATAACCCCGCCATACTTACCGCCGCGCCATTTCGCGGAGTGCCACAACCGGAAGCGCACGGTCGAACTAAATTTAACGACACCGTACAGAGAGACCAATTTCGCCGTGCGCTTTCGCTTTATGCCCTGACTTTTCAGGGACATATCCTTTCAGTAAACTGTCAGTGCCGGATGTTCACCCGTGTCCGGCGCACGCACTCCACCTGACCCGTGGAGAACTCCTTAATTACCAACCCTCAGGAGGGTGAAATGGATAAAAAGCAAATTGAGGCCCTGCAATCTATTATTGAAAAACAAGATGAAGCTATCAGGATTCTTTCATATCGCACTGATATGATACTAAATATGCTTTCTGCATTAACGGCTGCGCTTGGTGGTACAAAAACAAACGTATACCGCGAAGTTGTTATTCAACAGATAGATAAATTTGAAAAAACCATACCAGGTATTAATGCTCATCTTGCAGAACAAGAGAAAGACCATGCTCTTATGGCAATTTCTTCAGTAGCTCTCCCGAAAGTTGAGTAGTTTTAATTGTTGTTTTGAAATAATCACTGCTTTCACATTTGAGTGATTTCATGGCAATCCAAATGCGGGCCTCTGTGCCTGCATTTGGTTCCAGTTGCTGTAGACGTTTTGCGTCTTCCAAAAGTAAGGCGATAATGTGTTTCAGCTTCTCATCATTTGCTTGATTCTTGTTTTCAGGCGAATTCTGTCCGCCGAATAGGCGCTTCTCTTCATACAGACCTATAAAGGCACGACGCACGTTACCGGATATAGTATCGATGGTTTCCTTTTCTACAGTACTCAGGTCAAGAGTCGCCAGTTGAGAGCGAACCACATTCGATGCCATTTCCTGGAATGGTACTGGTAAATCTTTAAATTCCATCGTCAACCTCATCAGTCAGTGTTTCTGGTTAACCAGCGACGCGCGCCAGCTTCAGTTTTAAACGTTTTGCTTCTGGTATATGTCATCGCGGTAAACGTGCCGTCCTGGTTGGGAAACACGCCGCATACCAGAGATTCGTTGTTGCCAAGCTCGATAGTATCCATGCTGACCTCATTTCCCCTTAACGCCGGGGTAGCGGAACAAAAACCTGCTGCATAGTTATTAAAGTTGAACCCTGCCGTCATGTTCTTACGCCTCGGGCTGGCTACTTAACCCCTGACCACTGCCGGGTAACTCGAAGTATTGCCTGGCGTTCTGTGGGGCGGGGTGGGTTGATGAATGAACAATACCACTACTATTTAATTATGTAAATAGCAGTGCTATTATCGTGGCAAGAAAAAAACCACCCGAAGGTGGTTGTTGACAGGAAGGATTAACAGGTTTTGTTTGGATACTGTCTTCGTGAGTGAACTACATTTACGATCTCGATGTTAGATGCTGTTACTCGGTAAAGTATTATGTAGTTAGGATGAGTCACTATCTCACGAAGACTTGGAACTCTTTCGCTCGGTGGGTACAGATAAGGGTGTTCAGTAAGTGACAAAACTGATGTTTCAATGCGTATTTTTAGTCTACGTGCAGCGGGAGGGTTTTCCTTAGCAATATAGGCTACGATCTGACGTAAATCATCACGTGCAGAAGGTAGCCATAAAATGGGCAGCATTACTCACTCCTGTTCGTTGCAGCTAATTGAGCAATAAGGTTTTCCATTTCAGCCATTACTTCGTCATGTGGAATTGCAGGACGGGGATCTGAGAGGCTTGCTGCCACTTTGGTTCGCAACCATTCGTTATAGCTGTTTTCTTGTTCGACTGTTTCAAATTCAGAAATTATCGGGGAAAGGGCTGTACTCATGTTTTTACCTCCTCAGATTAGGCGCGACGACCCTTTTGCGCAGCTAGCCATCGCGCAACGATTTCTTCAATTGATTCTTTTTTCTCCTTCATTTCCTTAAGCATTTTCTCTTTATCTTCTTTGGGGAAAGCCCTGAACGTCTGGAGCAAATCCCGCTCCATGGGGTCTATATTAAACGGAAGTTCGTTTTCCGATTGTTCCATATCTGCAGATATAGTGACAACATTGTCCTCCCCAGATTCTTGGGGATACATCCTTACAATTTGTAACAACTCGGCCATATCTGGTCTGATTGACTCGGGAGGAACTTGCAGCAACCCTGCGAACTTGATAACAGCCTCAAGATTTAAAGGTGTCTGACCATTTAGATAATGGCTTACAGCTCCCTGTGTCGAAAATCCCAGAATTTCTGCCGCACGCTCTTGGGTTAACCCTAGTTGATTTTTTTTCGCCGTCCAGATTTCTTTCAGTCTCTGGGCGGCTTGCAGGTCGATCTCTGACAGGGATTTTCTTTTCATACCTTCAATTCTAATAAGATTATTAATCTCTTTGAAATAGTGATGCTATTTACTTTTAAAAATAACAATGCTATTAATGATCGTGATGACATCACATGAGGTGAACAATGAATCTTGGAGAATATTTGCATCATTCCGGTATAACTCAGAAGCATTTTGCTGAAATTGTTGGGGTAACCCAAGGGATGGTAAGCCATGTCATTACCGGACGGGCGAAACTTACGGGGAAAAAAATTTTACGCTGGTGCGAAGCAACAGGCTGGATAGTAACTCCGCACGAGATTGATGGCAGTACTTATCCCAACCCAACCGACGGCTTACCTGTCGAGTATCAGGCTAACACACAACCAGAGGCGGGGGTGATTCATGAAAATCAAGCATGAACACATCCGCATGGCAATGAATGCCTGGGCGCATCCGGACGGCGAAAAAGTACCGGCTGCGAAAATTACCAAAGCGTATTTCGAGCTGGGAATGACGTTCCCGGAACTGTATGACGACAGCCATCCGGAAGCCCTGGCCCGTAATACCCAGAAAATTTTCCGTTGGCTGGATAAAGACACCCCTGATGCTGTTGAAAAAATGCAGGCTCTGTTAAAAGAGGTGACTGATGCTCATAGATTTGGTTTTACCTTACCCGCCGACGGTGAACACTTACTGGCGACGCCGTGGCAGCACATATTTTGTATCAAAAGCCGGGGAGCGTTATCGCCGGGCAGTGGCGCTTATTGTTCGCCAGCAGCGGCTGAAATTAAGCCTGTCCGGAAGGCTGGCGATAAAGGTGATTGCAGAGCCACCGGATAAGCGTCGTCGCGACCTGGACAATATCCTGAAAGCACCGCTGGATGCGCTGACGCATGCGGGAGTGTTAATGGACGATGAGCAGTTTGATGAAATCAATATCGTTCGTGGTCAGCCAGTATCTGGTGGACGTCTGGGGGTGAAGATTTACCCCATAATGCTTGAAGGGCAGGTCAAAAAATGAAACTGGAAGATTTACCGAAATACTACTCCCCAAAATCCCCCGGCCTGACTGATGCATCGGCCTCAACGTCGAAAGATGCGCTGAGTATCACTGATGTGATGGCCGCGCAGGGCATGACACAGAATCGGGCTGAGATGGGGTTTTCTGCGTTCCTTGGTAAAATGGGCATTAGTATGAATGACAGAGAGCGGGCAACAGAATTGCTGACAGAATATGCACTCAGTCGGTGTGATCGCGTGGCGGCGTTAAGAAAACTCCCGGCAGAAATAAAACCGGCAGTGATGCGTATTATGGCTTCGTATGCGTTTGAAGATTATGCCCGTAGCGCGGCGAGCAAAAAACAGTGCCCCTGCTGTCACGGAAAAAAATTTATTGAAAGCGAGGTTTTTACAAACAAGGTCCAGTATCCGGATGGTAAGCCGCCGGTATGGGCAAAGTGTACGAAAGGTGTGTATTCGTCTTACTGGGAAGAATGGAAAAAAGTCAGGGAGGTGGTAAAAGTTGCCTGTCCGGAGTGTGGCGGAAAGGGTGAGGTTTCCACCGCCTGTAAGGATTGCCGTGGGCGTGGTGTCGCCATTCATCGTGAAGAGTCGGTAAAACGTGGTATGCCTGTTATCAGAGACTGCCAGCGTTGTGGTGGTCGTGGCTGTGAAAGGCTGCCATCAACGGAGGCATTTAATGCCATATGCAAAGTGACGAGTGCTATCACGCTTGATACGTGGAAAAAATCAGTGAAACGCTTTTACGATACGTTGGTGGTTCGGTTTGACATTGAAGAGGCATGGGCGGAGCGGCAGTTAAAGAGGGTAACGCGATAGTGTTGTTGATTTTTCCCGAATCTGTGGTAAATTTGCTCTAACGATGGGCGTTTTATGCCTGACGTTAGAAGATTTTTTACACCCCGCCGCCTGGCGGGTTTTTTATGACTGAAATCGCGTCAGTACAGTAAACGCGCTGGTGGCGGTGAATACCTGTCTTTCAGCTTGCTGGCTTTTTCGACAAGAGTTATTGGTGTGTCACGTTAACCGGAAAAGGGAAAAAGACATGCTAAAACAGCAGGATATGACAGAAACCGCCAGAGTGGTGTTTAATGAATTAAGCGTTACCGAACCGGCGACAGTCGGGGAGATAGCGCAGAATACTTACCTTTCACGCGAACGCTGCCAGTTAATACTGACCCAGCTGGTTATGGCGGGTCTGGCAGACTATCAGTTCGGTTGTTACAGACGCCTTCCGCAGTGAAGGCTTTTTTATTTGTGGTAAATGGGCGGCTGGTGGGTGTTAGGGGCACCCACCAGCCATCTGCTCATGCGTTGGGTTCACAAGCAAACCTCAGGCCCACTGCTTTGCGCAAAAGCAGAATGAGCCTATCAGAGACAGGCTTAATGATCCATGCTTAATACTGTAAAAATATCCAGTTGTGAGTTAATCAACGCCGACTGCCTGGAATTTATCCGGTCGTTACCCGAAAATTCTGTTGACCTGATAGTTACGGACCCGCCGTACTTTAAAGTGAAGCCTGAGGGCTGGGATAACCAGTGGAAGGGCGACGATGATTACCTGAAGTGGCTGGACCAGTGTCTGGCGCAGTTCTGGCGGGTGCTGAAACCTGCCGGAAGTCTTTACCTGTTCTGTGGTCATCGCCTGGCATCTGATATCGAAATCATGATGCGTGAACGCTTCAGTGTGCTGAACCATATTATCTGGGCGAAGCCGTCCGGACGCTGGAACGGATGCAACAAGGAAAGCCTGCGGGCGTATTTCCCCGCCACAGAGCGCATTCTGTTCGCGGAACATTATCAGGGGCCGTATCGTCCGAAAGATGCCGGGTATGCGGCGAAGGGCAGTGCACTGAAACAGCATGTGATGGCCCCGCTGATTTCTTACTTTCGTGATGCGCGCGCGGCCCTGGGGATAACGGCAAAACAGATTGCAGATGCCACAGGAAAGAAAAACATGGTGTCGCACTGGTTCAGTGCCAGTCAGTGGCAGCTACCGAACGAAAGCGATTATCTGAAATTACAGTCGCTGTTTGCCCGGGTGGCAGAAGAGAAACATCAGCGCGGTGAACTGGAAAAGCCCCACCACCAGCTGGTGGATACGTATACGTCACTGAACCGGCAGTATGTGGAGCTGCAGAGTGAATATAAGCATCTGCGGCGGTATTTTGGTGTGACGGCGCAGGTGCCGTACACGGATGTGTGGACACATAAACCGGTGCAGTTCTATCCCGGGAAACATCCGTGCGAAAAACCGGCAGAAATGCTGCAGCAGATAATCAGCGCAAGCAGTCGTCCGGGAGACCTGGTTGCAGATTTTTTTATGGGCTCAGGTTCAACGGTAAAAGCTGCACTGGCGCTCGGGCGTCGTGCGATTGGCGTTGAACTGGAGACCGGACGTTTTGAGCAGACAGTCAGGGAAGTTCAGGATTTAATCGTTTGAAACGGATGAGATTGCAGAATTAATTACGCACCATTATTATTCTGCTCCCGGCCCTTTAGCTCAGTGGTGAGAGCGAGCGACTCATAATCGCCAGGTCGCTGGTTCAAATCCAGCAAGGGCCACCATCACATACCGCCATTAGCTCATCAGGAAAGAGCGCCAGCCTTCGAAGCTGGTTGCGCGGGGTTCAAGTCCCCGATGGCGGTCCATTATCTGCATCATGCGTTGTTAGCTCAGCCGGACAGAGCAATTGCCTTCTAAGCAATCGGTCACTGGTTCGAATCCAGTACAACGCGCCACACTTATTTTCCCTGGCTCGCTTTTGTGGGCCTTTTTTTTAAATGTCTCACAATTTAGGCGGTTGACTGTTGTCTGGTTTGCGGGGAGTTTGTTAAAAGAAACTGGCATGGTGAATCCCCCTGTGCGGAGGGGCAATCAGCGAGTAGGTATATGGGATAATCGCGGATTCAGGTGCTGGTACTGAATTCACCGGGAGGCACCCGGCACCATGCAATGGCACATAGCGCCACTCTCCAGCCCCTCTCCGGAGGGGCTGTTTATATTGATTTTGTCAGATGTGAGTAAACTCCTTATGGACTTTGTTGTTTTAGCCCATAAGGACATATTTGCAGAGTGCAACGGTTATTAAAGCATTCATTCAATACGTTATCTGTATTTGTAGGGCATTCCTGGCTGTTTTTGATTAAATTCCAGAATGTTTTATTGAATGGTACTACGTTGTAAATGGTTACAGGTAGCACTTTGTTATTGAGCATGATGCCTGTGTGAGTCAGTGTAAATATACTTTCAGGAGGTAAGAAAGCATCCGATTGATACCAGATTATTAATTTTATTTTACTCCATATGACTGAAAAAGATATTCCGCATGATGGCTGGATAACTGTATCAATCACAATCCACTTCATTTAGTTTCCTTGTTTATGCCTTGCTGGTGATGTTCTGAAAAGTATAAATGATATTTTTGATTGTAAACCATAGAGCAGAATTATTTTTCTGATGTTGTTTATTGTTTATTTAAATGCAGGGTGGTTTATATCTCGTCTTGTAGTTTATCCATGCATATCTGCTTGATGATGAGGTTTTTATTTAAGGTATGGTTTTGTGTTTTTTCTGTATTACATGTCAGGTATTTTAAAGAATCATTTTTCAGATGGTGGAAAGAACCATGGCATTTAAACACTATGATGTTGTCAGGGCGGCGTCGCCGTCAGATCTTGCGGAAAAGCTGACACATAAACTGAAAGAGGGCTGGCAGCCGTTTGGTAGTCCGGTGGCCATAACCCCTTATACCCTGATGCAGGCGATTGCAGCAGAAGGTGATGTGGTCGTCAGTGGTGCAACTGAGCCGGAGTGGTACTACGTCATCGTACTGGCCGGGCAATCCAATGCCATGGCTTACGGTGAAGGGCTTCCGCTTCCGGATTCTTACGATGCGCCCCACCCACGCATTAAGCAACTGGCCCGTCGCAACACAGTGACTCCCGGTGGTAAAGCATGCGCATTTAACGACATCATTCCGGCAGACCACTGCCTGCATGATGTTCAGGATATGAGCGCACTGAATCATCCGAAGGCAGACCTGAGCAAAGGGCAGTACGGCTGTGTCGGCCAGGGCTTACATATTGCCAAAAAACTGCTTCCGTATATCCCGAATAACGCGGGGATCCTGCTGGTACCATGCTGTCGTGGTGGTTCGGCATTCACCCAGGGCGCGGAGGGGACATTCAGTGCGGACACGGGGGCCAGCCAGGATTCGGCACGCTGGGGTGTGGGTAAACCGTTATATCAGGACCTGATCGCACGCACCAAAGCGGCATTACAGAGGAACCCGAAAAATGTGTTGCTGGCGGTGTGCTGGATGCAGGGCGAATTTGACATGAGCGCTGCCACCTACGCACAGCAACCGGACCTGTTCACGGCCATGCTGAAGCAGTTCCGTACTGACCTTTCCGGATTTAACGCGCAGTGCCATGGCGGCAGTGCTGCAGTTGTACCGTGGATTTGTGGCGACACGACGTATTACTGGAAAAACACATACGGCACACAGTATGACTCCGTCTACGGCGCGTACAAAAACAGGGAGAGCGACAACGTTTTCTTTGTGCCGTTCATGACCGACGGTAACGGCAACAACACGCCCACCAACTTACCGGCAGAAGACCCGGATATTGCTGATGCAGGTTATTACGGCGCGCAATCCCGTAGTAATGGTAATTGGGTATCATCAAATCGCCCGACGCATTTCAGCTCATGGGCGCGTCGTGGCATTATTCCCGATCGTATGGCAACTGCTATTCTGAACGTAGCCGGTCGCACCTTAGCCTTCATTAGTGGTAAGGCACCGGAAATCAAACCCTCGCCCGGCGGCGACACTCCATCGGGGCCGTCTGATGGTGACACATCCGTTCGTACAGTCTCCCTGCTGCCGACAGCCGGAGAGGCTGCTGCGCAGGGCTGGACCATCACCGGCGGCAGTGTTGCGCTGGAAGATGGTGTGTTTAAGGTTACCAAGCAGAGCAATAAAACCTGGTCCCTGATGCATCCGGTGGATGACGCAGTCTCCCTGCTGACACGGGGTGGCAGACTGAGCTGTAAGTTTCGACTGTCAGGCGCACTGACCAACAACCAGTTCGGTCTGGGAATTTATCTGTATACCGATGTAGCGTTACCTGACGTCGTGGCGATGACCGGGACTGGTAACCCGTTCCTGATGTCGTTCTTCACCCAGACCACAGACGGCAAACTGAATCTGATGCATCACAAGAAAGCAGGAAACACAAAGTTGGGCGAGTTCGGGAATTACAGTAACGACTGGCAGACGCTGGAGCTGGTGTTCACCGCCGGCAGTGCCACGGTTACTCCGAAACTGAATGGAGTGGCTGGCCCGGCATTCCAGGTCATAAAAGACAGTCTGACACTGGGGCTGAATGCGCTGACGCTGACGGATATTACCAAAAATGCAGCGTATGGCGTTGAGATAGAAAGTCTGGTGCTGGAGATAAATGCACCGGCATCATCATAAAAAGTGAGCCAGCCAAATGGAAGGTATCGTTAAACTCACCGGTAGTGTCAGTGGGTCGTCTGAGATGCCTGCATGAGTTATCAGAGCCATCAGTACTTAACTGGTGGCTTTTTTTATTGTTGTCAGCTTCCGGATAACGGGAGACGGGGTATGTACCAGATGGAAAAAATCACAACAGGTGTGTCATACACCACGTCAGCGGTGGGAACGGGCTACTGGTTCCTGCAGTTGCTGGACAGGGTTTCCCCGTCTCAGTGGGCGGCAATAGGCGTGCTGGGGAGTCTGCTGTTTGGGCTGCTGACATATCTGACTAACCTGTATTTCAAAATCAGAGAGGACCGTCGTAAGGCTGCACGGGGAGAGTAATTCAATGACTCAAAACTATAAACTGATTGTGAAAGGGATCCGCAATTTTGAGAATAAAGTTACGGTAACTTTAGCGTTACGGGACAAAAAACGCTTTGACGGTGAAATTTTTGACCTGGACATCTCGCTGGACCGTGTTGAAGGTGCCGCGCTGGAGTTTTATGAGGCAGCAGCCAGAAGGAGCATCAGACAGGTCTTCCTGGATGTTGCTGCCGGGTTATGTGAAGGGGATGAGCAGTCGCCGGAAAAGCGCCCCGTAATTTTAGAGGCGCAGGATGTGTTGATAACCTACAGAGGAAAACTACCGGGAATAATTACGGGTTCTCTGAAGAGTCCGCCGAAATGGTAATTTCACCAGCATATTTTTCATCCAGTAATACAGCAAGCCGCCTGAAAGAGTCTTGTTGTTCCTGAGACCATTTGGGATTGCATGATTCAAACTGGATTGATGCCAGCGTTGATTGCATCTGTTCCCTTGGAATTGAGAATGCCAGATATGAGAAGGCGACGGTAAGGGTATTCACGTCTTCCCGAAGCCTGGAAATGCTGTCGAGCAACTCCTGTAGAGAAATGGTGTTATTGTCCATAAATAATCCTCATGATTGTATTGACCTGTTAGCAGCCTGAGGCAACAGGCTGGAACTGATAAACATATCCAGGGCTCAGAAACCGATAAATCCTGATAAATATCCATGAACACAAAAATCAGATACGGCCTGTCGGCTGCCGTTCTGGCGCTGATTGCCGCTGGTGCGCCTGCGCCTGACATTCTCGACCAGTTTCTGGATGAAAAGGAAGGTAACCACACCACGGCATACCGTGATGGCGCGGGTATCTGGACCATCTGCCGCGGTGCCATCCTGGTGGATGGCAAACCTGTCGTTCCGGGCATGAAGTTGTCGAAGGAAAAATGCGACCGGGTTAACGCCATTGAGCGTGATAAGGCGCTGGCATGGGTGGAGAAAAACATCAGAGTGCCATTGAGTGAACCCCAGAAAGCGGGGATCGCGTCATTCTGTCCGTACAACATTGGCCCCGGTAAGTGTTTTCCGTCGACGTTTTATAAACGAATTAATGCAGGTGATCGCAGGGGAGCGTGTGAGGCGATTCGCTGGTGGATTAAGGACGGTGGCAGGGACTGCCGTATTCGCTCAAATAACTGTTACGGTCAGGTATCCCGTCGTGACCAGGAGAGCGCGCTGGCGTGCTGGGGAATCGACAGATAAGCAGAATATTTTGCTAATAAATGACGTTGGCCAAGGCGGATGGATAACACGAAATCCTGCGAACTGGCAAAATGTAAGTGAATAAAAGTAAAAACCCCGTTTGTTGGCAGCAAGCGGGGTTTTGTTTTTATGGCAGTAAGCTATGGGAGGCTGCCTTGATTGATTTTAGCAAACTGATTAGGGAGTTGCGACTCATGATTAGTCAATTACCAAACTGGAAATTTTTGCTGGTCTGGAGCATCCCTTTTTTATGGGTAGTATCCCAGTTAATTGTGGCAATTAAGGGGTAGCTATGTCAGACAAACTCATAACGCCGGCAAAGGTCCTGTGTGTGATTGTCGGTATTTCATTTTCACTAATGCTGGTTGCTCTTTTTCTGTCCTTCGCCTGGGTGATGTTGTCTTCGTCGGGGCTGCTGGGGTGAACATAAACCGAATGCTTTCCGCGTTTATCGTTATTCTGCTGGTGGCCTGTGGTGCGCTGTGGATGGCAACAGACCATTACCGTGATAACGCGATTACCTACAAAGCGCAGCGCGATAACAAAGCCAGTGAACTGAAGCTGGCGAACGCAACCATTACTGATATGCAGGTGCGCCAGCGCGATGTTGCTGCGCTCGATGCAAAATACTCGAGGGAATTATCCGATGCGAGAGCTGAAAATGAAACTCTGCGCGCTGATGTTGCCGCTGGTCGTAAGCGCCTGCGGATCAACGCCACCTGTCCAGGCTCCGTGCATGAAGCCCCCACCACCTCCGGCGTGGATAATGCAACCGGCCCCCAACTGGCAGACACCGTTACACGGGATTATTTCACCCTCAGAGAGCGGCTGATGACGATGCACAAGCAACTGGAAGGGGCACAGGACTATATCCGCACTCAGTGCCTGAAATAAGTTTTGTTGATGCGCCGTATCGTCGCTGTATTCCCTCATTAACAGAGACCGCAGCCCGACAGGGAGACTCCTCTGCGCGAGTGTGCGGGGATAATCAAAAACGATACACACCGGGGTTTACCGCGTTAACGGAGCGCGGCGTTGTCCCCTCATAGTCGCCTGTCCGGTGCGATGGTGGAAGAAGCCGGATGTTTATCACTATTAATTGATGACACAGAAATGGATTCATTGAATTTCAGCACGTTTTTGTATTCGTGTTATTGAACATCTGTTTATTTTACTTTTAACATATTGATAATAAAAAGAGCTGTAAATCTTTAGATGAGTCGATTTTGTCCGGGGAAGTTCAAATGGATTTTATGCTGACGGTTTCTGGTGTGGTTATCCTGTCCATTGCTTATACTGCAGATAAATATGGCTGCCATTTGTTATCACGTATTGGCGCTTATTGTTCGTTGATGCTGATTTTCTCGTCGCTTTTTTTTGAGTAAGTTATATTAATTATAACAAATAATTTTCTGTGTTATTTTTTCAGGCTATCCCGTCAGAGGGGAAGCCTGTACTGCCGGGGAGCGAATGGAAAACTGATGTGTCCGGTAACTGCGTGTTCTGTGAACACCATGTTACTTAATTATGTAATTCATACCCGAACTCTCTGTTGACAGCCTTCTTCTGCAGGCTTCAATAACCCACGCTGAAAAGTTTCCTGAACCTTTCAGATCAAGAGCGATGTTAATTTGTTCAATCATCTGGTTTGGAAATCGGATGTTGCGGGTTGTTGTTCTGCGGGTTCTGTTCTTTGATGACATAATGTTTCCCCATATTCAGTGTTGCTGATTTGTATTATCTGAAGTTGCTTTTACGTTAATTTGACGCAGATCAATTAATACGATACCTGCGTCATAATTGATTATTTCTCGTGGTTTGATGGCGTACACACATGTTGTGATAAACCTTATATAGATGATAATCATTATCATTTCGTGGGTCCTTTCCGGCGATCCGACCGGTTACGGGGCGGCGACCTCGCGGGTTTTCGCTATTTATGAAAATTTTTAGGGAAAAATCAGATCCGTTCTTCTTCTTTTTAACTGATTGATTATCAATAGAATTTTAAAAATATAAAAGGATCTGACAAAGGCTGTTTTTGTTAGAAAACGCCATTTTCAGATCCTTTCTGGTTCCCGGGGGAGTGTATGAACGTCAATAAGAAAAAACTGGCCGATATTTTTGGCGTTGATGTCAGGACCATCACCGCCTGGCAGAGTCAGGGGTTACCACTAGTTTCTGGTGGAGGGAAAGGGACTGAATCAGTTTTTGATACAACTGCTGCCATTCAGTGGTATGCGCAGAGGGAAGCTGATATTGAAAACGAAAAACTCCGTAAAGAGATCGAGGATTTGAGGGCTGCCAGCGAATCAGACCTTCAGCCCGGCACCATTGATTACGAACGTTACCGACTGACGAAGGCACAGGCCGATGCACAGGAGCTGAAAAATGCTCGTGAGGAAGGCCTTGTCCTCGAGACGGAGTTATTTACCTACATCTTTCAGCGAGTGGCACAGAATATATCAGGGATCCTTGTCCGTGTCCCTCAGACACTGCAGCGTAAATACCCTGATATATCACCCGTACATCTTGATGCTGTGAAAACTGAAATCGCGAAAGCATCCGATGTGGCTTCTGAAGCCGGTGAGAATGTGCGCAGGTGGATTGATGATTTCAGACGAACTGAGGGCGGCTAATTCTGCAGGAGCGATAGCAACCGGCCTCCTTGCGCTAAAAATTCCTGTCCCTCTGACGACAGTTCAGTGGGCAGATCGACATTATTACCTTCCGAAAGAGTCATCTTACACCCCGGGGCGGTGGGAAACACTGCCGTTTCAGGTTGCCATCATGAACAGCATGGGGAATGACCGGATCCGCACTGTTAATCTGATTAAATCTGCCCGTGTTGGTTATACAAAGATGTTGCTGGGAGTGGAGGCTTATTTTATTGAGCATAAATCACGCAACAGCCTTCTTTTCCAGCCCACGGATTCTGCTGCTGAAGATTTTATGAAATCTCATGTGGAACCCACGATCAGGGATGTGCCGGTTTTACTCGATCTTGCACCGTGGTTTGGGCGTAAACATCGTGATAATACCCTCACGCTGAAACGTTTTTCATCGGGCGTGGGCTTCTGGTGCCTGGGCGGGGCTGCCGCTAAAAACTACCGTGAAAAATCCGTGGACGTGGTCTGCTATGACGAACTTTCCTCGTTCGAACCGGATGTCGAAAAAGAGGGTTCGCCAACCCTGCTTGGGGATAAACGTATTGAGGGCTCTGTATGGCCCAAATCCATTCGCGGCTCGACGCCTAAAATCAAAGGCACCTGCCAGATCGAAAAAGCGGCCAACGAGTCGGCGCATTTCATGCGTTTTTATGTGCCCTGCCCACACTGTGGGGAGGAGCAGTATCTGAAATTTGGCGATGAATCCACGCCTTTTGGCCTTAAATGGGAGAAGGACAGCCCCGAAAGCGTTTTCTACCTCTGTGAACATCATGGCTGCGTGATCCATCAGTCTGAGCTTGACCAGAGCAACGGGCGGTGGATCTGTGAAAACACGGGGATGTGGACCCGTGACGGTCTGACGTTTTTCAGCGCCGCGGATAATGAAATTCCGCCGCCGCGCTCCATCACGTTCCATATCTGGACGGCGTACAGTCCGTTCACCACCTGGGTACAGATAGTCTATGACTGGCTGGATGCACTGAAAGATCCCAACGGCCTGAAAACCTTTGTGAACACCACGCTGGGCGAGACCTGGGAAGAGGCCGTGGGCGAAAAACTCGATCACCAGGTACTGATGGATAAGGTCGTGCATTACACGGCGGCGGTGCCAGCCCGGGTGGTTTATCTGACGGCGGGCATTGACTCGCAGCGAAACCGTTTTGAGATGTATGTCTGGGGATGGGCACCGGGAGAGGAAGCTTTTCTGGTGGATAAAATCATCATTATGGGCCGTCCCGATGAGGAAGAGACGCTGTTACGTGTGGATGCGGCGATCAACAAAAAATACTGCCATGCAGACGGAACCGAAATGACCATTTCCCGTGTCTGCTGGGACACCGGGGGGATCGATGGTGAAATTGTCTATCAGAGGTCAAAAAAACACGGTGTTTTCCGGGTGCTGCCGGTAAAAGGCGCATCTGTCTATGGCAAGCCGGTGATCACCATGCCGAAAACCCGCAATCAGCGGGGCGTGTATCTGTGTGAAGTGGGGACGGACACCGCAAAAGAAATTCTCTATGCCCGTATGAAAGCCGATCCCACGCCTGCGGATGAAGCCACGTCGTATGCCATCCGTTTTCCTGATGATCCGGAGATTTTTTCGCAGACAGAGGCGCAGCAACTGGTCGCGGAAGAGCTTGTGGAGAAGTGGGAAAAAGGAAAGATGCGTCTGCTGTGGGATAACAAAAAGCGGCGTAACGAAGCGCTGGACTGCCTGGTGTATGCCTATGCGGCATTACGTGTGTCCGTGCAACGCTGGCAGCTTGATCTGGCTGTACTGGCAAAATCCCGGGAAGAAGAGACGACCCGGCCAACCCTTAAAGAACTGGCAGCGAAGCTGTCCGGAGGAGTGAATGGTTACAGTCGCTGAACTACAGGCGCTGCGTCAGGCGCGCCTTGATTTATTAACCGGTAAACGGGTGGTGTCTGTCCAGAAAGATGGTCGCAGAATTGAATATACGGCGGCTTCTCTGGATGAGCTTAACCGGGCGATCAATGATGCGGAGTCGGTACTGGGGACAACCCGACGTCGCCGTCGTCCGCTGGGAGTGAGGTTATGAAACGAACGCCTGTCCTGATTGATGTGAACGGCGTTCCGCTTCGTGAGAGTCTCAGCTACAACGGGGGCGGCGCAGGATTTGGCGGGCAAATGGCGGAGTGGTTGCCACCGGCGCAGAGTGCCGATGCGGCCCTGCTACCCGCGTTGCGTCTGGGGAATGCCCGGGCAGATGATCTGGTGCGCAATAACGGAATAGCGGCTAATGCGGTGGCTCTGCATAAGGATCACATTGTCGGGCATATGTTTCTGATCAGCTACCGTCCGAACTGGCGCTGGCTGGGGATGCGGGAGACCGCAGCAAAAAGCTTTGTCGATGAGGTGGAGGCGGCCTGGTCGGAATACGCCGAAGGGATGTTTGGTGAGATCGACGTGGAAGTAAAACGCACGTTCACGGAATTTATCCGTGAAGGTGTGGGCGTTCATGCGTTTAACGGCGAAATCTTTGTGCAGCCGGTCTGGGATACGGAAACCACGCAGTTATTCCGTACGCGTTTTAAAGCCGTGAGTCCGAAACGGGTGGACACGCCTGGACACGGTATGGGGAACCGTTTTCTGCGGGCCGGTGTGGAGGTCGATCGATATGGCCGTGCCGTCGCGTACCATATCTGTGAGGACGATTTTCCGTTCTCTGGTAGTGGACGATGGGAACGGATCCCGCGTGAACTTCCCACCGGGCGTCCGGCCATGCTGCATATTTTCGAGCCGGTGGAGGACGGGCAGACCCGTGGGGCTAATCAGTTTTACAGCGTCATGGAACGGCTGAAGATGCTCGATTCCCTGCAGGCAACACAGCTTCAGTCGGCCATAGTGAAGGCGATGTATGCAGCGACGATTGAAAGTGAACTTGATACCGAAAAGGCCTTTGAATATATCGCCGGTGCGCCGCAGGGGCAGAAGGATAATCCGCTTATTAATATTCTGGATAAGTTCTCCACCTGGTATGACACGAATCACGTGACGCTGGGCGGTGTCAAAATTCCGCACCTTTTCCCCGGTGATGATCTGAAACTTCAGACCGCGCAGGATTCAGACAATGGATTTTCGGCGCTTGAACAGGCGCTGCTGCGGTATATCGCCGCCGGTCTTGGCGTTTCCTACGAACAGTTGTCCCGTGATTACTCGAAGGTCAGTTATTCAAGTGCCCGCGCCTCCGCCAATGAGTCGTGGCGCTATTTTATGGGGCGGCGAAAATTTATTGCGTCCCGGCTGGCCACGCAGATGTTTTCCTGCTGGCTGGAAGAGGCACTTCTTCGGGGGATTATTCGTCCGCCACGGGCACGTTTTGATTTTTATCAGGCGCGATCAGCCTGGTCACGGGCTGAGTGGATTGGAGCCGGAAGAATGGCCATTGACGGGCTCAAGGAGGTTCAGGAATCAGTGATGCGCATTGAGGCCGGACTGAGCACGTATGAGAAAGAGCTGGCGCTGATGGGCGAGGATTATCAGGACATTTTCCGCCAGCAGGTCAGGGAATCTGCAGAGCGGGAAAAAGCCGGACTCTCACGTCCGGTGTGGATAGCGCAGGCGTATCAGCAGCAGATAGCGGAGAGTCGCAGGCCGGAAGAGGAGACAACACCACGTGAGACGTAATCTTTCACACATTATTGCCGCAGCATTCAATGAACCGCTGCTTCTGGAGCCCGCCTATGCGCGGGTTTTCTTTTGCGCGCTCGGGCGCGAGATGGGGGCAGCAAGTCTTTCGGTACCACAACAGCAGGTACAGCTTGATGCTCCCGGAATGCTGGCTGAAACGGACGAGTACATGGCCGGAGGTAAACGACCGGCCCGTGTTTACCGGGTGGTGAACGGTATTGCGGTACTGCCGGTGAGCGGCACGCTGGTGCACCGGCTGGGGGGGATGCGGCCATTTTCCGGAATGACTGGCTATGACGGCATTGTCGCCTGTCTTCAGCAGGCAATGGCAGATAGCCAGGTGCGGGGCATACTGCTGGACATTGACAGTCCGGGCGGGCAGGCCGCCGGCGCGTTTGACTGCGCTGACATGATTTACCGCCTCCGTCAGCAGAAGCCGGTCTGGGCACTGTGCAATGACACGGCCTGTTCTGCAGCCATGCTGCTGGCGTCGGCCTGCTCCCGACGGCTGGTTACCCAGACATCCCGTATCGGCTCCATTGGCGTGATGATGAGCCATGTCAGCTATGCCGGTCATCTGGCGCAGGCCGGTGTGGATATCACGCTGATTTATGCCGGGGCGCACAAGGTGGATGGCAATCAGTTTGAAGCGTTGCCGGCAGAGGTTCGCCAGGATATGCAGCAGCGGATTGATGCGGCGCACCGGATGTTTGCCGAAAAAGTGGCGATGTATACCGGGTTGTCTGTGGATGCGGTCACGGGAACAGAGGCCGCCGTTTTTGAAGGTCAGTCCGGCATTGAGGCCGGGCTGGCGGATGAATTAATCAATGCGTCGGATGCCATCAGTGTGATGGCCACGGCGCTGAACAGTAATGTCAGAGGAGGCACTATGCCGCAATTAACTGCAACGGAAGCCGCCGTGCAGGAGAACCAGCGAGTGATGGGGATCCTGACATGCCAGGAAGCGAAAGGACGTGAACAGCTTGCCACGATGCTGGCAGGGCAACAGGGCATGAGCGTTGAACAGGCCCGGGCGATTCTGGCCGCGGCGGCACCGCAGCAGCCGGTGGCATCCGCGCAGAGTGAAGCCGATCGCATTATGGCGTGTGAAGAAGCGAACGGTCGTGAACAACTGGCAGTAACGCTGGCGGCGATGCCGGAGATGACGGTGGAAAAAGCCCGCCCGATCCTGGCTGCTTCACCGCAGGCGAATGCCGGACCATCACTCCGTGATCAGATCATGGCCCTGGATGAGGCAAAAGGGGCTGAGGCGCAGGCTGAACAGCTGGCTGCCTGCCCGGGAATGACCGTGGAGAGCGCCCGGGCTGTGCTGGCTGCGGGATCAGGTAAGGCAGAACCGGTCTCTGCATCCACAACCGCCCTGTTTGAACATTTCATGGCGAACCATTCACCGGCTGCGGTCCAGGGGGGCGTGTCACAGGCGTCAGAAGACGGTGATGCGGACGTGAAAATGCTCATGGCCATGCCATGAAGTCAGTGCTGAACATCAATACGAGGTTTTAACAATATGGTGACGAAAACCATCACTGAACAGCGTGCGGAAGTACGTATTTTTGCCGGTAATGATCCGGCTCACACCGCCACAGGCAGCAGCGGGATTTCCTCGGCAACACCGGCACTGACACCCCTGATGCTGGATGGGGCCACCGGGAAACTGGTGGTCTGGGACGGACAGAAAGCCGGTAGTGCGGTTGGCATACTGGTACTGCCGCTTGAAGGCACAGAGGCGGTGCTGACCTATTACAAGTCGGGGACCTTTGCGACGGAGGCAATCCGCTGGCCTGAAAGTGTGGATGAACACAAAAAGGCCAACGCCTTTACCGGCAGTGCCCTGAGTCACGCGGCGCTGCCGTAACACGTTATCAGGCCACCGCGTTGGCCTGACTGATTTCTTAATGAAAGGAACTGATTTATGGGATTGTTTACGACCCGCCAGTTACTCGGTTATACCGAACAAAAAGTTAAATTCCGTGCGCTGTTTCTGGAGCTGTTTTTCCGCCGTACGGTGAATTTCCACACCGAAGAGGTGATGCTGGACAAAATTACCGGAAAAACGCCGGTGCGATTGGTTCACATGGACACACCATCACCGTTAACGCTGCTGGTAACGCGGAAAACACCGTCAAAAACATCGCATTTAACTATATTGTGAGGCTTGCATAATGGCATTCAGAATGAGTGAACAAGCACGGACCATAAAAATTTATAATCTGCTGGCCGGAACTAATGAATTTATTGGTGAAGGTGACGCATATATTCCGCCTCATACAGGTCTGCCAGCAAACAGTACCGATATTGCACCGCCAGATATTCCGGCTGGCTTTGTGGCTGTTTTCAACAGTGATGAGGCATCGTGGCATCTCGTTGAAGATCATCGGGGTAAAACGGTTTATGACGTAGCTTCCGGCGACGCGTTATTTATTTCTGAACTCGGCTTATTACCGGAAAATGTTACCTGGTTATCGCCGGAAGGGGAGTTTCAGAAGTGGAACGGCACAACCTGGGTGAAAGATGCAGAAGCAGAAAAACTGTTCCGGATCCGGGAGGCGGAAGAAACAAAAAACAACCTGATGCAGGTAGCCAGTGAGCATATTGCGCCGCTTCAGGATGCTGCAGATCTGGAAATTGCAACGGAGGAAGAAACCTCATTGCTGGAAGCCTGGAAAAAGTATCGGGTGTTGCTGAACCGTGTTGATACATCAACTGCACCTGATATTGAGTGGCCTACGAACCCTGTCAGGGAGTAATCATTGGGATTATGCCGCAGCACGTCTTAAGCAAGAACGTGCTGCGGTTGGATGCTATTTTTTCCCTGAAGCGGAAAACATTACTACAGTACCTTGAACCTTGGTTTTAACATTCTCGAAATGCTCTGAGAGTATATGTGTTAAGCCTTCTTCGGAATCTTTTGTGTTTGAAAAGATGCCTTTCTGATTGTAAATGCGCATCAGTTTTTGACCGAAGCTATTGTGCACAACTCCATCGCCAAGAATTGTGGCTCCGTATAGAGTTCCATCGTCAGTTAAGGCCTGCGCCGCATTGCGTATTACACAGCTTTTTGTAGATATATTTCCAGGCAGGCAGTGAAGAAGGTAAAACATGGAAATGGAATCAAATTGACCATGTAACGCCGCGGGATAAGGTTCAAAAACATCATGGCTAATTTTATGTTTAATTTTTGATTCCCCAGCCCTTGTAGATGCCGCGTTCAGGCTAGCTTCGTTCAAATCCATTAAAGATATCAGACTACTCTCAGGTACGTGAGTAAGGTAAAACCCAGTTCCAACACCAATATCCAGATGGTTGTTACCTACATGTTCCAGAAAGTGTGGAAGAAGGTGTTCCTTTGTAGGACATCCCCATGCAAGCCGATTTGATACTCCCAAAACCCACCAGTCATAAAGCTTTAGGGTAAGTGGTGTGTAAATTTTAGCCCCATCATCTGTGTTTTTTTTCATTGATTTCACCATGTTATAGTTTTATTTGTGAATTAAATCAATTATGGCGATGAATTACAAGGGGTTAAATGCTGCCGCAGCATAGCGATATTGAAATAGCCTGGTATGCTTCGATACAGCAGGAGCCGAATGGCTGGAAGACCGTCACCACACAGTTCTACATCCAGGAATTCAGTGAGTATATTGCGCCACTGCAGGATGCTGTAGATCTGGAAATCGCAACGGAGGAAGAAAGATCGTTGCTGGAGGCATGGAATAAATATCGGGTATTGTTGAATCGTGTTGATACATCAACTGCACCTGATATTGAGTGGCCGACTTCACCTGCAGAGTAA